AATTTATCCAGATGGTTCTTATAGAGTAACATCTAAACCAGGAATGAGTATTAGATTTGACAATGGAAGTATTGTGGAATGTAAATCAGGAGATAATCCTAATTCATTATTAGGAGAAGAGGTTGATTTATTAATTATAGATGAGGCGGCGATGATGAGTCCTAATGTTTACGACAGATACTTATTCGCCACAACAGCAATAAGAAAAGGTTTAACAATATTTATTTCAACCCCTAATAAGAAGAATTGGTTTTTTAGAAAATATGGAGAGGTTAAGGACAATGAAGAAGGATTTGTATTCAATTCACCATCATCAATTAATCCATATGTTCCAAGAGAAGAAATAGAAAGAGCAAGGAAGTCATTACCAGAAGATGTGTTTAAGCAAGAATATTTAGCAGAATTCTTAGATACAGGTGCAGGAGTATTCAGAGGGTTCTATGATTTGATAGGAGAAACATACGATGAGCCTTGGGGAAGTCATAGATATGTAATGGGAGCTGATTTAGCAAAAGTAAATGATTTTACAGTATTAACAGTTATAGATAAGCAAACACATAATGTTGTTTACTGGGAAAGATTTAATGGACTCGATTGGTCATTAGTTATAAAGAAGATAGCAAACATTGCTAATAAATACAATAAAGCAAAGCTAATAATAGATTCTACTGGTGTAGGTAACCCAGTAACAGAAGCAATTAAAAGAGAAGCAGAAGGATTATTAGTTGAAGAGTTTAAGTTTCATACTAAATCAAAGAAAGATTTAATAGATAAGTTAAGTATCTTTATAGAAAATAGAGCAATAAGGATACCAAACGAACCAGACCTATTAGATGAATTAGATTGTTATGCTTGTGAAATGACAGAGGGTGGAACATTAAAGTATGGAGCTCCAAAGGGAAAGCACGACGACGCAGTAACAAGTTTAGCATTAGCTGTCTGGGGATTAAATAGTCCAGAGGCATTAGAAGCCGCAGACGACCTATACAAAATAAATATTAAAAACTTCTTATTAGACGATGACAATGACGAGATAATTCATAGAACACATAAATGAAAAACATAAAAAGCAAAATACAAGAAGAACTCCAAGAATTTGATAGAGATATAACCATAATTGACAATTGGAACTTTAACCAAAGAAGAACTATTCAGCAAGCAATTCTTTACTTTAACTCAAAGTTTGTTGATGGAGATATGGTTGATGGCTTCAAGCAGTTCTTCTTCAATGTAGTAAGACCAGCTTGCGGAACTACAACTAAAGCAATAGATATAGATACAAGAGATATTATCTTAATGACTGCTCCAGGAGGAAGTTCTATAAAGACTTGGTTCTTACAAAGAAGTCTAAAGAATTGGTTCAAGAGAAAAGAGTTTGGAAAGGTTCTTAACAGAATAGCAGGGGAGCTTCCAGTCTATGGAAGTGTGGTTCTTAAAAAAGTTAAGGACGATGTAAAGTTTGTTAATCTTAAAAACTTTATCTGTGAACAAAATGCTGATACATTAGACCAATCTAATTATATTATAGAGCAACACTTATATACTCCAATAGAGTTTATGAAGCTTGGCAAGGAAAAGAAATGGGATAATGTAAAAGAGATTATAGACTTGTATAAGGGGAGCAAAGAACAATATATTAGAGTCTTTGAAAGATATGGCTTATGTGAGGAATATGATGAACTAAAATATAAAATGATTTTAGTTGCTGATATTCCAACAGATATTAAACTAAATAAACAGCAAGAAATAGAAATCAATGAGTCAATAGTTTTGGCAAGTGAAGAAATAGAAACACACCCATACTTTGAAATACATATGTTCAAGATTCCTGGAAGGTGGTTAGGTTGTGGAATACCAGAGTTGCTAGAAGACCCACAGATTAGATTAAACGAAGTAACTAATCAGGAAGCAAGGTCATCTTACTGGGCATCTAAAAGATTGTGGCAAACAAGAGACCCAGGAGTTAAGAGAAACTTATTGGGCAAATCAAAAGATGGAGACATCTTATGTGTAGACGAAGAAATCAATCCAGTGCCAATGGAAGATAGAAATACTTATGCTACATATTCAGCTCAAACAGAAAAATGGAAAGCCAATACTCAAGAACTTACATTTAGTTATGATGTTATAAGAGGACAAAGAACACCAGCTGGAACACCATTAGGTTCCGCACAATTAAGTGCTTCAATGTCATTATCTTATTTCGACCAAATAAAAGAAAACATAGCATTAGATATTAAGAGTTTACTTTATTCATTTATATTGCCTAGCTTTGAGAAGTATGCTTCAAAAGAACATATAATCAGAATAGCAGGAGAAGACATTGATAAGTTGTCAGAAATGATTCTTGATACAAGGGAAAGAAAAAGATTCTTTGACTTTATTCTAAAGACTGGCAAAATACCAAGCCCAGAAGAAAGAGATATAATGAAAGAGATTCTACTTCAACAAATAAAAGGCAAGGGAGAGTTTATGATTAAGATTGACAATGGTTGGTTAAAAGATGTTTACTATGATGTCGATATAGCTATAACAGACGAGTCAGTAGATGCAGCAACACAAGCAAGTAACTTAATCCAAGGATTACAAGCAATAGCACAGAACCCAGGGTTCCTACAAGACCCAACACAAAAGAAGTTCTTTGCTAAGTATTTAGAAAGTGGTGGAATAAACTTGTACGATATGGAGGCAAGTGCACCAAGAGAGCCACTATCAGTTGGTGCTGAGGTCGGCACACCAACACCAATGGGTGGAGGAATAAGTGCACCACAACAAGTTCGTGGAGCACCATCATTAAGAGAAAGAGCATTAAGAATATAAAACTATGATTTTACCAGAACAAAACAAAAAACTACCATTAGAAAAAAGAAGAGAACTAATAAAGCAAGTAGCTTCTGCAGATGCTGGACAAGCATTAAGAGAAGAGTTTATAGATATTATGAATGATGTCGGAAACATTTGTAAAGTTCCAGACCAATGCTGGTCTGATAATGAAGTTCTAGCAAGTGAGGCAAGAGGTAGAGATGTTGCTAGAAGATATTTACAAGGAGTTTACAATATGTTGATTCCAGATGAACAAGAAGAAGAAAAAGTAAATACACATAAATAAAAACTTGGAAGGAAAACCATCCAAACCCACGAGAAAAGGTCGGATTAGTAACCGCTAAAATATTACTAATATGTCACAAGAAGACATTGAGGAAACCATAGAAACCACAGGAGATACAACTTCTGACGAAAGCCAAAAGGCAGAGGAAACAAATACACAAGGCGGTTCTTTAGAAGAAAAAAATAAAAGATTGTACGCCAGAACAAAATTGGCGGAAGAGAAAGCTAAAGCTGCAGAGGAAGAAGCAAGAAAACTAAGAGAAGAGTTAAGTAAAAAATCACAGGGCAATTCAAATCCTGGAGAAGCTAATAAAGCAGATTTTGACCCATTCGAAACAGTTGAGCTTATAAACACTCTAAAAGATTTTAGCAACGAAGAACTTTCTTTTATTAAGACTATCGCAAAAGGTAGTGGTAAATCTTTAAAAGAAGCTGCTATGTCCGAAGACGTTAAAGTATACGTTGAGGCTATGAGAGAAAAGATTAGAAAGGATAATTTAACATTAGACCCTTCAAACAAACATTCTAATCCTAATCTCACAGCAGAAGATGCTTTAGCAAAGGGAGAATTTAAATCACTTTCACTAGAAGAGAAAGAAAGAATGATTAAAGAAGCCGATGCAAAGTATAGAAAGCAGTTTTAGGATAGTGGTTGTTTAAAAGGTCATTAACAAAATGGCAGACGTAACAACTAGTATTGACGCATCTAAGGCGGAATTTTGGGAGGCAAGAGCTCAAATCAATTTAAGAAAAACTCTTGTAGCTATGGAAGTTGCTTCAGTAACAACTTCGATTAGTGGTGGTGATAAGATTCACAAACCATATTTCACAGAACATTCAGCTGTAAGTTATACTCCTGGAAAAGAGGTAACTCTACAAGGTGTAAGTTCAACTGATGACTCTATTACAATTAACACATTTAAGGATGTTCCATTATATATAGATGAAGCTGAGGAAACTCAATCATACTATGACACAATGGCAGAAGCAGTAGATAGCGCATCTTACCAATTAAGAGATACTATTGACCAAGCTGTATTCGCAAAAGTAGATGACGGAACAGAATTTGATGACGGTGATATTGGAGGAACAGATGGTTCAGCTATCGTTCTAACATCAGCTAACATTATAGATTTATTCTCTAATGCAAGAAAGGCATTACAGACATTAAACGTAGTAGAAGCTGGAGATTTCTGTGCAGTATTAACACCATCAGCACTAGCAAAGATTTCACAAGCTGCAACCTCACAAGGTTTCAACTTCGCAGACGCTGCACTTAATAACGGAAAGGTTGGTAACTATATGGGATTTGACCTATATATGTCTAACAACTTAACTTCTGCTACATATGGTGGCACAGCAAACACATACAACTGCTACATCGGAAAGAAAAAGATGATTCAGTTAATTATGTTAGCTACACCTAGAATGAAAGTAGTTGATTCAGAGTTAAAGATTGGTAAAGCAATCCACTTCTGGACAGGTTATGGAGTTGGTGTCTGGACAAGAGACAAATCAAGGTTCCTTGATGCTAAAATTAATTGCTAATTAAGCAATAACACTGGATATAAATAATAAAACTACCCAGTGTATGGGGTTCGGGTTTTAGTAGTTTTTCCCGAGCCTCATACTCTGGGACACAAATATGACAAAACAGAAACTTATAAAAGATTTAAAAGATAGATTGTTTGAAGCAGAGAGAACATTAGAGTTCTTTGAAAAAAAGAAGCAAAGTGAAGTTCTTATAGAAGAACAGAAGAGGTCAATAGATGGAATAAAAGAGTTTATAGAATTTTTAGAACAATGAAAATACTTTACATACTAAACTCAATAACAGATTTTAAAAGTGGTTGCCACTTCTTTCGTATATTCCTACCATCATTATTTATGACAAGGAAAGGTGTTGAGATTAATTATGTAACACATAATTATGATAAAGAGAATATAGGCGGAATGATTAAGTGGGCAGATGTAGTATCTTTTCAAAGAGCTTATTCTGACAATAATGATATTAAAAACATTATTAAACTTTGTAAGGAATATAAAAAGAAGATAGCTTACGATTTAGATGATGATATCTGGAATATAGTTGACGAAAATCCAGCAATATGTTCTGCTAAGAATCTGGATAAGTCTGCTAAAATATTATTAAAGAATGCAGATATTGTTACAACAACAACACAAATATTAAAGAATGCACTTTTAAAGCTTAATAAGAATGTAGAGATAGTTGAAAATGCTATTGACCCAATGGTTTATAAAGATTATGGAAAGACAGACGAATCTTTACCAATAGTTGTTTACGCTGGAAGTGCATCACACTGGAAAGATTTTATGACAATACTTCCAACACTTGCAAAAATAAAAGAAGAAATACCTTTTGTATTTGTAATGATTGGATTTACACAATCACCATTAGATAGTGCGATGTATGAGTACAAGAAATTACAATCATTCGGGGCAAAGGATAAAAATTCTAAATATCAAAAGGTGGCATTAGAGTGTTATGAATATCTTAAAAAGATGAATGTAGTTCATTTTCCATTCTATACACCAGAATTATTCCCAACGATATTAGCGAAACAAATAAATGGAGATATTGGAATATGTCCATTAGAAGATGTTGTATTTAACCATTCAAAGAGTTGTTTAAAGTTTTATGAGTATGGTGCTTGTGGAATGGCAACAATCGCACCAAGAATATTACCATACTCAGAAGAAGTAGATTATACTTATGTAGACTTAAATGATTTTGAAAACAAGTTTAAGAAACTTTTAAAAGATAAAGAATTAAGAAGAGAGGTCGCCCAAAGACAAATGAAATGGGTATTAGAGAATAGAGATATAAATAAAATAGTTGATAAGTGGATAAAAATATATGGACAAAAAAACTAAAATTTTAATCAGCGGAGGATTTGGTTTTATAGGGGCTCACTTCGTAGAGCACTTCTTAAAGAATACAGATTGGGAAATTGTGGTGTTAGATAAACTATCTTATGCTACAAATGGTTATGATAGGTTGAGGGATATAAATATCTTTGATGAAAAAAGGGTAAAGATATTTGTAGTAGACTTAAATCTACCATTAAGTGATGGTGTTAAGAAAGAAATAGGAGAAGTAGATTATATTGTTAATCTAGCAAGTGAAAGTCACGTTGATAATTCAATAGACCATCCAGTAGAGTTTATTCAGAACAATGTTAATTTAGTTCTTAATATGTTGGAATGGGCAAGAGAATTAAAAACACTTAAAAAGTTTGTCCAATTTAGCACCGATGAAGTTTATGGAACAGCTCCAGATGGAGTTAATTACAAGGAGGGAGACAGACATAATCCAGGAAATCCTTATTCAGCAAGTAAGTCAGCACAAGAGGCGATAGCAAGAGCATATGCAAACACATACAAGCTGCCAGTGATTATAACAAACACAATGAATGTTATTGGCGAAAGGCAACACCCAGAAAAGTTTGTTCCATTAGTAATTAGAAAAGTATTGAACGGAGAGACAATAAGCATACACTCAAACAAAGAAAAGACAAGGGCTGGACAAAGGTTCTATATCCACGCAAGAAATGTAGCAAATGCTGTTCACTTTATAATGGAAGAAACAGATGAGATTCTTGACAATGTAGATGCTTCAAAGGGAGTGTTCAATGTAGTCGGAGAGAAAGAACTTGACAATTTAACATTAGCAAGAATGATAGCGGAAAGGGTTGGAAAAGAACTTAAATATGAAATGGTTGATTTCCATTCATCAAGACCAGGACACGATTTAAGATATGCCCTAGATGGAAAGAAGTTAAAAGACCTAGGGTTTGAGTATCAATCAACATTAGAAGAATCGCTGGGCAAGACAATAGAGTGGACATTAGAAAATAAGAGGTGGATAAATGAAGAATGAAAACTATGAAACCACAAAAAGAATCAATATTCACAGGAAATGGAAATCCATTTCTAAAAGAAAAGACAAGTTTATGGAGCGCTTATAGCACGGACGGAGCAGAAGTAGAAGTTGGAGAGTTCATATATGGACTTATAAGATTGATAAAACCAAAGGTCGTAATAGAGACTGGTTGTTACTTCGGAGATACAACAGAACAAATAGTCAAAGCACTTAAAGATAACAAGTTTGGGAAACTATATACTTGCGATATTGTAGATAAGTATTTAGAGGAAACAGAAAAGAAGGTTGGTAAGTCAAAGTATGTAGAGATAAGAAATATGACTGGCATAGACCTAATAAAAGAGATTGGAGATGAGATAGAGTTTGCTTTTATAGATAGTGGATATACAGCTAGGGGAGAAGAAATAGACGAGCTTGTAGAACACTTATCAGAGAACCAAATGTTTGCCCTACACGATACGGCACCACAGCACATAAAGATGAGAGAGTTATCAAATGAAGTCGCGACCAAATATAATTTAAGAAGTATTTATCTAAATAGTCCAAGAGGATTAACAATATATGAAAAATAAATACCTATTACCATTGAAAATAATCAACCAGATAACAAACAATAAATACTTCCTAATGTGATGATAAGTTTAATAATACCAACATATAACAGAGCAGAATTAACAAGGCAATGTGTTTCAGATGCACTAAAAAATAGAACAGACTTAGAGGTGATATGGGTAGATGATGGCTCAATAGATGGTGTAATAGATGTAATGAAAGAAATCCAACCAGACATATCAGTAATTAAAAAAGATAATAAGGGTGTCGCCAATTCATATAATACTGGAATGAGATTATCAAGGGGAGATTGGATAGCGTTAATGGACTCAGACTTCTTAATGCCAGATGGGTGGCTAGAAAAACTAAAAGAATATATTTTCAAGACACCAGACGCAGATATTATATGTATAGGAATAAATGGGTTTGATGATTGGATTGGGGAAGAGATAGAAATGAATGGGGTTAAGGTTAGGGAAACAAAATCAATAATGGGATTCTATGCCATATCAAGAAAGTTTTTTGAGAAGATAGGATACTTTTCAGAAAATATGGGGTGGTATGCTCCGATAGATATACAATTTTCACAAAGAGCAAAAGAACTTGGAGCCAAATCATATTATATTCCAGACATAAAAATATCTCATAGAGGAATAGGAGCTTGGGACTCTGGGGAATATAGAATAAAAAAAGACGAATCATTAAAAAAATCAAAAGTAGTAGTAGAAGAATTATATTATAATCCATATGCAATTTAATAATAGTACAGACACACATTTATCACTCTATCATAATACCTTATTTAATCTAGGGATTGATAGAAATGATACAACCACATATCCAATAGCAGACTTTACTCGCAATGCTAATAATTGGTACAGAAGAGTAAATGCTTGGATATGGCAGGTAACTGGTGAATGGGAGTATGATGATTCAAATTATACAAACTTACCAGAGGCAACAGCAGACTTGGTTGATGGACAAAGAGATTATGAATTACCAAGCACGGCACAAAAAATAGACAGAGTTGAAGTGTTAGATAATGCTGGTAATTCTCAAAAACTAGAAGCAATAGACAAATCACAGATAACAATATCAATGGATGAGTTTTGTAAGACTGCTGGAATGCCAAAATACTATGATGTATTGGGAAGGTCGCTACTACTTTACCCATCACCAAGTGCAGCAGAAACAACAATAT